ACCTGGTCGTCGGTGGCGTGCGCGGAGGTCTTCAGCGCGGCGGCGAGGATCGCCTGACTGTGCGCGTCCTCGGCTGCTGCCTTCGCGGCGCCGACCGCTGCGACGGCGAGAGCGCCCAGCGCGACCGCGCCGACGGCGCCTGCCTTGTTGAGCACCCCTGCCGAGGCGCCGGACTTCTTGGCGACCTTGTCTAGCTCGTCGGTCGCCTGCTTCGCGTCGGCGATGATCTTGATCGACAGGACCGCGCTACGGGCTGACACGCTCGGCCTCCTCCGCTAGCAGGTCCAGCGCGGTGACGATGACGCGCCCGTCCTCGTCCCACCACTGCGACGGCGCGGTGTGGGTGGCGAGGGCGAGGGCGACGATCATCCGGGCGTGACTTCCGTCTGGGTAGGGTCCAGCCGCTCGCCCTCGTCCGGGGTGTCGACGTCGATGACGACCGCTCGGAACTCCTCCCAGGTGCCGCCGTACTCCTTGGTCCGCTTGAGCGCGGCCCAGGCGAGGAAGGTCATCCAGAGGAAGGGACCCTTCGCCGGGTCGGGCCAGCCCTTACGGGTGGCGGTCTCGTCCCAGCGCAGCAGGTCGCGGTTGTCGGCCTGCACGTCGTAGCTCGTACCGTCCTCCATCCGCACGGTCAGGTGCGGCACGGTCAGGTGGGGCCGGTCGTCGTTCATCGTCTCGCTCATCGCGATCACGCTCCCTTGATCTTCGCGAGGATCTGGTCGACTGCGTGGTTGTAGGTCCCTACCCAGGCGGGCTCGGTGTTGTGCGCGGCGTCGGTGAGGAAGGGCTGCGGGGTGATGTTCCGGGCGCGCCAGCCGTAGTGGATCGGCCCTGCGTAGGGCAGGCGAGCGCCACCAGCGCGAACGATGGCTCCGCTCTTGGTGCCGGACCCACGTACGGACCCGGCGAGGGCGCCGCTACGGCGAGGCGCGTGGACGGCTGCCACGACCTGCGCTGCGACCTCCTTGTTCGCCTTGGTGAGGTCGGAGAGGTCTTGCCCTGCAGCGAGCATCGTCTTCCGTAGCTCGGCAGCACCCTCAACCTCCAGGATCGGCTTCGGCACGTCACTCCGCAGCCACTCCGAGGTCGGCATCGGAGGCGGCAGCGGCTCCCGTCCCGGTGCCGGGCGCGAGGACGGGCTCGCCGACGCAGGCCCACTCGAAGTCCGACGTCATGGTGGTCCCGAAGTCGTCGGTGCTGCCGACGGCGAGCGGGTCGATGATGAGTTTCCCGGTGACCGTTGCGGCTGCCGCCGTGTTGGGGGTGAACACGAAGTCGACCTCGGTGCCCTTGTTGACCCAGGAGTAGTTGACGATCCCGTCGGCCTGGTCGAGGTCTTGCACGAACGTCCCGGCGAGCTTCGCGGTGTAGGTGGTCGACCCCGCGACGACGTCGCCGCAGAGGACGGTGAACGGGTCGGTGCTGTTCTTGTCCCAGGAGAGCTGCGCGTTGCGGACCTGGCAGGACGCGTCCATCGCGAGCGGGTCGGGGTCGACCGGGCCGAGGACGAGGGTGCCGGGTCCGAGCTTGGTGGTGTAGACGGTCATGAGAGCACCTCAGTCATTTCGCACTCGTAGGCGGGGATAGCGGGCTCGGCGCCGGTGCGCGAGAAGCCGGACGGGCGGGCGGCGGTGATGGGAAGGACGGCTGCGACGGCGTCGACTAGCTCGTCCAGCGCGAGCCACGCGTCGGCGTTGTCGGGTCCTGGCGCAAGGCAGAGCAGCGTCCAGGTGGTGTCCCAGCCGCACATGCCGACGCGCTGCCGGGTGGGTGGCATGACGAGCACGCAGGGTGGGTTCGCGTTGCGGACGTCCTGGGTGGCGCGGATGCCTGCGGCCTCTAGCTCGGCTGCCAGCTCGACGGCTCGGCTGTAGGTCGTGGAGGTCGTGGGCTGCACGGTCATGCGACCACGCTCGGCTGGTTGGGGCCGAGCTCGAGCAGCACCATCACGTCGGGGTCGGTGCGGCTGATCGGGACCGCACCCATGTCGGCGTAGCCCGCGAGGCCCTCGACGCTGTTGCGGCGCCCGTAGAGGCGCCCTGCGAGGAGCAGCGCAGCCTGGATGGCTCTGCCGGGCCAGGGATCGACCCCGACCAGGTCCGGGCGCCACGTCTGCACCATGTCGTTCGCTGCGTCCGTCGCCGACGCGAGGGCGCCGTCGTCGTAGGTGTCAGCGGGACGGATGCCGAGGAAGGCCCGAACCTGGTCGGTGGTGATCATCGGGTTACGGCACGACCACGGCGCTGCACTTGGCGAACGCAGGGAGGTCGGTGACCACGCTCTTCACGCGGGCCTCGGCGAGGATCACCAGGGTGTTCCGCAGGAAGAAGTCGGCGTGGCTGTCGGTGGCGAAGACCGAGGTGCTGCCACGGTCGAAGAGGGTGAGGCCCTCGGTGAAGTCGCCGACGTAGGCCTCGCCTGCGGCCAGGCCCGGGACGGGTACCGGCTGCAGACCCCAGAACGAGGTGGTCCGCGTGGCGCCGGTGGTCGTCTCGTGCATGTTCTCGATGTCGAGCTGCGCGTAGTCGGTCGGGTTGAGGGCGACGGCGTTCGGGTTGTAGCCCGCTGCCTCGACCACCCCGACCCCTGCGCGGATGGCCGTCATCAGCTCGTCGCCGGTCGCCGTCGGCAAGGCTGCCGCCACCAGCGCGGCGATCATGTCCTGCGAGATCTTGGCGAAGAGGCCCCGGCGCAACTTCCCCTCGATGAGGGACCGCATGTAGGCGGCGTCCTCGAGGGCCTGCCGGGTGATGGAGAGCCAGTGCGCGATCGTGTCGAGCGCGGCGGTCTCCGGGGTGAGGACGAGCGCGGCCTCAGGCTTGAGGGCGCCCTCTGCCACGACGGCGGCGACCGGGGTCGGCCCGATGGTCGTCCACTCCACGGTGCCGCTGGACACGGTCACGTGGTTCGCCAGGTCGAGCAGCGGGTACCGCTCGACGTGATCCTTCGTCGGCCAGATGTAGGGCTGGATGCTGAGCTGCGACGTCATGATCGGTGCGCGGGTCTCCAGGTTGAGGTACCCGTGCAGCTCGTGGATCGGGCTGGTGCCGCGACCCCCGTAGCTCCGGAACTCGTCGCCCTCCAGGAAGGCCTCGAGCCGCTCGAGCTCGCCTGCCTGCCGGGTCTGGATCTGCGCGCCGGGCGCGGGGCCGTCGGCGCCGTCGGCCATCCGGGCGATCATCCCGGCGTAGGCGCGAGAGGACTCGGCCTGCTCGTTGTAGGTGCGGATCTGGTCGTCCAGCGAGGCGCAGCGCTGCTGCATCTCGGCGAGCTGGGACCGCTCGGTGTCGGTGAGGTCGCGGTTCTCGGTGCCAGCCGTGTCGGCCATCCGGGTCGCTACCTCGGTGAGGCTGGTGCGCTCGTCAACGAGGCGCCTGAGGTAAGTCAGCATGATGAACTCCGCAAGGACGCAGGGGTCGGGAGGGTCGCTCGCTGCGTGTTGCCCTGCCTGGTCCCAGCGCCGGGGCGGGCCTCCTGGGGAGGGTGCCTCCGTGCGCGGCCTAGCGGGTACGAGTCATCGAGGTGGTACTACGACCACAGATTCCGGACCGGTCCGATGGGCGTCAAGTCCACCGGTGGGATCGATCCGAAGTCGATCGTCAGCTCGGGCTCCCCGTAGGTGCGCCGGTCCCGAGAATCGGGCGAGCGGGTCGCAAGGACCCGGGCTCCGTCGTAGGCGCCGAGCGGCACCAGGGAGACCTCGTGCAGCGCGGCCTCACGGACGTTGACCACGCCGCGCACGGTGCGGGCGACCAGGGAGCGGAAGCCGATCGAGAAGCCGTCGAGGGCGCCCTCGCGAACCTGGCCCATGAGATCGACCGCGTGGGAGAACAGCCGGAACTGGCCCCAGCAGCCACCGGCGTGGTCGGGGTCCCAGGCCCTCGCCTGACCGATCGCGTTGCTGTGGTCGTGGCCGAGGAAGAGCTTGACCCGCTCCCCGTTGTGGGCGAGGGAGCGGTTGAGGCTGCCGCGCAGGAAGACCTCGGGCTGCGGGGTGAGGTGGGTGACCTCGTCATAGGGGACGACGATGCCCTCGAGGGTGCGCCCGTCGCCGTTCTCGGGCTCGCGGAGCTGCAGCCTGAACGTGGCGCGCTGGATACCGGTGTCAGCCATTGGGTGGACCTCCTACGGGGACCGGGGACGGCGGCAGCGGGGCGGCGGGCGGCGGCGGCATCTGGTCGGCCTCGAGCGGCGGCAAGTCCTCGAGCTCGCGGATCTCCTCGATGGTCAACCAGCCGGTGCTCTTGGCGACCGCGTACGCGTCGTAGCGGGTCTTGGTGTCGGCCCGGAGCAGCGCGTCGAGCGCGATCTTCACGGACGTGCCTGCCGGGAACTGCGCGTCCAGGACCGCCTCGATGCGGGAGGCCCACGGCATCAGGGTGAAGCGGACCAGCTCGATCATCCGGCTCTCGACGTTCGCGTAGGTGTTGCTGCTGCCGGTCGCGCCGAGCATGTAGGGCGGCACCCCGAAGGCGTTCGCCACGTCGGTGAGCGACCACTCCAGCATCGACACCAGCTCGGCGTCGACGGGCTTGAAGGTCAGCGGGTGGAACTCGGTCGTCGCGTTGAGGACCGCGATGCTGCGCGAGGACTGGCCGTGGGCGTCCATCCACTTCGCCCGGAGGGCCTGCGCGCCGGGCTCGTCCAGCCGAGGCTGGTTGCTCTTGAGGTAGCCCGCTGGGACCCCCGACCGGAACACGCCGCTCATGAAGTCGCGGACCTCGCTGATGGCAGCGAGCGCGAAGCCGTAGCGGGTGAGGACCCCGCTGCCGTGCTGCTTGTGGATCGGGCCGAGGCCCCGGAGGTGGATGATCTGCGAGGCGTCTAGCTCGGTGTCCTCCACGAAGTAGCGCCCGTCCTCGATGCGGACGAGCGACGGCGCCAGGACGTAGAGCGGCGGCTTCGGCAGGCCTGCGGAGTCTCGGGAGGGGACCCAGATGTAGCCGTCGCCGAACCACAGCGCGGAGCAGATCCACTGGCCCCAGAAGTCCATGTGCGAGTACCGGGCCTGCATCACGTCGCCGGGGTTCAGCCCACCCCTGCCGTCGAGGCGAAGGGCCTGCGGGTCGGCCATCCAGGGGAACGGAGCGCCCGGGTGAACCTCGCCGTCGCGGAGCACCCTCCAGGGCAGGGTGGCGAGCGTGTCGACGATGAGGCTGGTAGCTCGTCCGACGGCTGGGATGCCGGTGGCGCGGCGCCAGGGCTCAGCCGTGGCCCCGGGGATCGGATTGCCCCAAGGGCCTCCGGTGCCGTTACCGCCTGCCGGGCCGAGCCACCACAGGCCCGGGTTGTCGACCTCCCAGCCGTCGGGGTCGTTGAGCAGCACCTCTCGCCCGTCGGTCGCCGTCAGCATCGACGTCGACACACCGCGAACGGCGAAGCGCACGACGTCGAGCGCCGCTTGCGCCGTCGCGTCTACCAGGCCCATGAGGGCCTCAGGTCTGGGCGGGCTTGGCTGCGTCGTCGCCCTTGGGCTTCGGCGCGGCCTTCTCGTCGCTGCCCTGGTTGCCGAGGACGACGGACTTGGGGTTGTCGCTAGCCGATGCAGACCCCACCGAGATGCGTCGGCTGCGGCGGCTGGAGACGAGGGATCGCGTCATGGGTCGCACGACAGCATCCTCGGGCAGGGGTTGACCAGGGATCTGGTCGGAGGCTCAGAAGATCCTCGACGGCTCGACGGTCACGGCGTGCGTCACGGCGACCGCGTAGGCGAGGGTGCAGGCGATCAGCGGGGCGATGTCACCCGGCGACCGCGACCGGTCCCAGCGCCAGGCGCCACCCATCGGTGCGCGCTGCGCCGAGGCCGCTGCCACGTCGAGCCGGGCATCGCCACCGTGCGACACGAGGCCGCCACGGATGTCCTCGAGCATCTGGGTGCAGGCCCGGGCGTAGTCCGAGGGCCGGACCTTCGCTACCTCGTAGCCGCGCCGAGCCACGTCCTCGCCGACCCAGCCGACCGGCCCACCCTCGTCCGCTGCGATGAGCCCGTTGTGCGTGTCGGCGAGGCGCGCCAGGGCGCCGGGAAGCCACAGCGCGCCGGGCTCGGAGCGCACTAGCTCGAGGTGCTGCCTGCCGTACGCGTCCATCCCGACGGCGCCGATCACCCCGGTGTTCGTCAGCGGATCGCAGTCGGCGGCGAACGTGACCGGGCCGACGATCGCCGACCCCGGCTGCTTGCACGCAGCCCACCAGCCCGGGTCGATGACCGGGGTGAGCTGATCCGGGCCCAGCGGCAGCTCGGGCCAGACGTTGAGGAACGCTCGAGCGAACCCCTCCCGACCGAGCGACTGCCGGAAGTCCTGCAGGTCGGCCATCGTCACCAGCTCACCGATCGCCGGGTGGCACCCAGCCCAGACCTCCGGGTCGTCGTAGTCGGCGTCCGGCTCCGCGCCCCACTCGAAGTACGCGACCCCCGGCTCGGCCTTGCGACCCCGCTCGATCCAGCGCCGCGCCCACACGGACTCCGGGGGCCCAGCCGTCGACACGATCCAGGTCTGCCGTCGGCGCCGGGTCGTCTGCGTCGGCACGATCGCAGCCCACAACGCGTCGCCGACCTCGAGGTCGTGCGCCCAGGCCTCGTCCACCACGACCATGTCGGTCTGCGTGCCGTGCAGAGCGGCGCGGCCAGGCGGGAACACGCGCCAGTGCGACCGGGTCGCCGGGAAGGTCAACGTCTCCCCACCCCCGGCGAGCCGGGCCTTCCACAGACCCGGCATCCGGCCCTGCACCGTCGGCACCCACTCATCGCGGAACGTGCGCCGCGCATCCATCCCGGTCTGCGCGGTGTACCAGCCGCGATGATCCTCGAGCTGCATCGACCGCTGCGCCCCGACCGAGAACACCAGCGTCGTCTTCCCGACCTGGCGCGGCACCGACAGCACCACCGTCGGGTACCTCCAGCGGCCCTCCGGTGTCAGCTCCGACGCGACCGAGGCGACCTGCCGCTGCCACCCCAGCAGATCCCACCCCAGCACCCCGGCGACCTCCGCGACGTGCGCGCCGAGGCTACGAGCCGTCGGGTCCGGGGCCGTGGCGAAGCGAGGCGGCACCCACCCCGGCGACGAGCTCGGTGACCGAGCCGTAACGGTCATCCGGCACCTCCTCCCGCGACCCCGGCGTCCACCGGAGCTCCGCCAACAGCGCCTGCAGCCGCGCCACCAGCCGCGCCAGGTCCGCATCAGCCGTCGGTGACGGCTCCTGACGGTCGATCCGCCGAGCCACGAGGCCCACCAAGGCCTCTAGGGCAGCGTTCGACCCCGGATCGGCCAGGTTCTGCCGGACCCCCGCCTCTACTCCGCGAGAGGCCCCGACGTTCGCCGACGATCCCCTGCCAGACCCGGAAGGGCTCATACCAGCTCCGGGCTGATCCCGGCGCCCTGGGAGAGTGAAGGGAAGGAGAGCGCGGGTTCACTTT